GAAGTGGATGAATGGTATTAACAAACTGACCAACAACTCAGGTGCAACCAACCCTTCTTCCTACATGGTTGATGCTCACGTATCACAACTGGGCAGAGGTCAGCAAAAGGAAGCAACCCAGAACAATGCATCTGGTGCAGATCAAACTCCTCTGAGAACATATACGTTCAAGGATATCTTCCCAACGAACATTTCTCAGATTGATCTGTCATATGACACTGGCGACACCATCGAAGAGTTTACAGTTGAGTTCCAAGTCAACTACTTCACGATCGGTGGATCCCTTGAGGCAGCATCTGGTTCTGAGACAACAGCTGGTGATCAGAACGGCGAAGTTGTTTCATAATCTCTTGGTTTCGTAGCTTTCTAAATAGTAGAAAGCTACGGACCCTAACATATAATGGCAAAACTTTTTGGTTTCTCGATTGAGGACAACGAACCAAAATCACCCACTGCGGTCTCCCCCGTTCCTCCTAATAATGAGGACGGGGTTGACCATTACTTGAGCAGTGGGTTTTTTGGCAGCTATGTAGATATTGAAGGCGTATATAGAACTGAGTTTGATTTAATCAAACGCTATCGTGAGATGGCACTGCACCCAGAAGTGGATAGTGCGATTGAAGATATTGTAAATGAGGCAATCGTTTCAGATACGAATGATTCTCCTGTAGAGATTGAACTTTCAAATCTGAACGCAAGCGATGGTATAAAGAAAAAAATCAGAAAAGAATTTAAACATATTCTTGATCTGTTAGATTTTGATAAAAAAGCACACGAAATCTACAGAAACTGGTATATTGATGGCAGATTATATTACCACAAGGTTATTGATTTAAAGAAACCCGAAGAAGGTATTCAAGAGCTTAGATATATTGACGCAATGAAAATGCGTTTCGTTCGTCAGAATATTAATAAAGGAGAGGATAATCAAAGAAGACTGACGGGTATTGCAAATCAAGATCCTCTTGAATATGCATTTCCTCAAATTGAGGAGTACTTTATGTACACTCCAAAAGCAATGTATCCAGTAGGAAATCCAAGTGCTGCGAGTGGAACTAAAGGAATCAAAATGTCAAAGGATTCCATCTCTTATTGTACATCTGGTCTTGTAGACCGTACAAAAGGATCTACTCTTTCGTATCTTCATAAGGCAATCAAAGCGGTCAATCAACTTAGAATGATTGAAGACTCATTGGTAATCTACAGATTATCAAGAGCACCAGAACGTAGAATTTTCTACATCGATGTGGGTAATCTACCTAAAGTCAAAGCAGAACAATATCTGCGTGACGTTATGACGAGATATCGTAACAAACTTGTTTACGATGCGAACACTGGAGAGATTCGTGATGACAAAAAATACATGGCAATGCTCGAAGACTTCTGGCTCCCCAGAAGAGAGGGTGGAAGGGGAACAGAAATCTCAACACTTCCAGGTGGACAAAACCTTGGAGAAATCACTGATATTGAGTACTTTAAGAAGAAACTGTTCCGTGCGCTTAATGTTCCCCCATCAAGAATGGATGGAGAAGGTGGGTTTAACTTGGGGAGATCTTCTGAGATCCTGAGAGACGAACTCAAGTTCACAAAGTTTGTTGGTCGTTTAAGAAAGAGATTCTCTAACATGTTCAATGACATGTTGAGAACACAGTTGCTCCTTAAGAATATTGTCACCCCTGAAGACTGGGAGTCAATGAGTGAGCATATTCAATACGATTTCTTATATGATAATCACTTCTCTGAACTTAAAGATGCAGAGTTGATGACTGAAAGATTAAATCTTGTTCAAACAGCAGAACCATATATCGGCAAGTATTATTCTCAAGATTATGTTCGCCGCAAGATTCTCCGTCAAACTGATATGGAGATCATTGAGCAGAACAAGTTAATCGAAGAAGAGATTGCTGCTGGCATCATTCCTGATCCAAATGCAGCTGTTGATCCTGAAACGGGCGAACCAATGGATCCTTCTGGCACAAATCTTGGAGATGTTCCAGTTGAACCAGAAATCGATGGATCTGCCACTGAAGCACCAGAGGGTGGAGAAATCTAATATATACTTTATAGTTTTATACAATAACGATGGACGAACTTCTAGATTTGATGATTAGTGATGAGTCACCATCACAGATTAGCGACGAGATTAAGAACGCACTTTTTGCAAAGGCATCTGCTAAGGTCGATGCTTTTAAACCAAAAGTAGCACTTGCTCACTTGGGTTTTGATGCACCTGAAGAGCAAGCACCAGAGGTAGACTCTGAAGAATAATAAATAACTAATAATGATTTTGTGGGCGTAATGTCAAGAGTAAGACTAATTCGTAATCCAGTTGTAGGAACTGGTTCATCAGAAGTTACCCTCGGTACTTCTGCAGGAACCGCAACGTCCGTTAATGGCGCAACTGTTTTGAGACTCGTTAACGTTTCTGGTGCGACCAGAAAGGTCACTGTTGTAGATAAAGCAACTGGTGGACTTGGTATTGGTTCGTTCAGTATGCCAAATAATACTACTGAAACAGTTGAAAAGTTGGCAGCAGATCTCATTTTTGCTAATGGTGCAGTTCTTGCAACCCAAGTAGGATTTACAAACTAAAAAAATGAAACTAATCAGAGAAGAAATCGAATCAGTAGATTTTATCGTTGAAGAAACGAACGGTAAGAAGTCTCTGTATATCGAAGGAGTTTTCCTCCAAGGAGATATCAAAAACCGCAATGGTCGCATGTATCCCATGGAGACTCTTCGCCGCGAAGTTTCTCGTTATAACGAATCCAACGTTGTTCCTGGTAGAGCACTTGGCGAACTCGGTCACCCCGATGGTCCAACTGTAAACCTGGATCGCGTTTCCCATAAGATTGTTTCTCTGAAAGAAAGTGGTTCAAACTTTGTTGGTAAGGCAAAGATCTTGAGCACCCCAATGGGTAAGATTGCAGAGTCTCTGATTAAAGAGGGTGTAAAACTGGGCGTTTCTTCTCGTGGCATTGGTTCAATCAGAGCTGATAGACAGGGAACCAATATCGTAGGTGATGACTTCATGTTGGCAACTGCTGCTGACATTGTTGCTGATCCTTCTGCTCCTGATGCTTTCGTTGAAGGTATCATGGAAGGAAAGGAATGGGTGTGGGAAGGTGGTTTGCTCCGCGAAAGAGCTGCTGCACAAACACAAAAAAGGATCAATACTTTAGTTGATCAAAGACAACTGGACGAGCACAAACTGAGCTTGTTCCAAGACTTTTTAAACAGCATCTGATTCATCAGAGTGCTGAATATAACTAAAAAGTTTTATTTAATAAATAAATATAGATTTAAACAAAGGTAAATCGGAGAGTCTCAAATGTCTAGTGACAATAATTTACAGGAAATGGAAGCAGGCACTAAGCAATCCAAAACTGCTGTCAACTCTGGCGCTAAGCCAGCAGAACCAATGGTAAAACCATCTGGTGCAGAAGTTGAGGACCTTGGCGGTCCAACTCCTGAAAACTACAAGCCAGACGATAACTCGGCGGCACTTAAAACTCCTAGTCTTAAGACTGTGAAGGATGCTGTTACTGCTAAGGCAGGTGCAGCAGAACCCATGAAGAAGATGAAGGAAGAGGAAGAGTTGGAAACTGAAGCAACTATCGAAGAGGAAGAAACTTCCACCGAAGAAGTTGTTGCAGAAGAAGAAACTTCTGAAGAAGAAGTTGTTGCTGAAGAAGAGACTGAGACTGAAGCTGTTGCAGACTACAGCATCGAAGAGGACGTTAACGCTCTCCTCGGTGATGAAGAACTCTCCGAAGAATTCAAAGATAAAGCAAAACTGATCTTTGAATCTGCAGTTAAGTCTAAAGTTGCTGAAGTTAAGGAGCAACTGGAAGCTCAATACGAAGAAAAACTCGTTGAGCAAGTTGCTGAATTCACAACTGAACTCTCTGAGAGAGTTGATACATATCTTGAGTACGTTGCTGAAGAGTGGTTCAATGAGAACCAACTCGTAATCGAGCAAGCACTTAAGACAGAAATGACAGAATCCTTCATCGCTGGGATGAAGAATCTTTTTGAAGAACATTATGTAACTATCCCTGAAGAAAAATATGATGTACTTGAGAGCATGGTACAAAAACTTGATGACATGGAGACAAAACTCAACGAGCAGATTGAGAAGAACATCGGTTTAAACAAGCGTCTTTCTGAGGCGACTGCTGATGGCATTCTGGATCAGATCTCTGAAGGTCTTGCACAGACGCAGAAAGAGAAACTCGCTTCCCTTGCAGAAGGTGTAGAGTTTGAAAGTGAGTCAAAATATCGTGAAAAGCTGGAGACTTTGAAAGAGTCATATTTCTCTTCCAAGTCCGCAGCACCTGCTGCTAAAACAGAATCCTTGTCTGAAGGTGTAGACACTGCACATACTGAGTCATACTCACCTGCAATGGCTGCATACATGAGAACCATGGGTTCTATCAGCAAGTCCTGAATTCAACATTAAATCAAACGTAAACATTAGTCTAAGGTAAACGCAAATGTTCCAATCCGAGCATCTGCAGGAAAAGTGGGCACCTCTTCTCGACCATAACGGTTGTGACAAGATCTCTGATCCCCATAGAAGAGCTGTTACCGCAGTCCTGCTGGAAAACCAAGAAAAGTTCCAGAAAGAGCAACAAGCATTTTCTGACTCAGGTTCATTCCTGTCCGAAGCACCTACCAACGCTGTTGGTTCTGACGGATTCCAAGGTGGATCCGCAGCTGCTGGTCCTACCGCAGGTTTCGACCCCGTTCTGATCTCCCTGATCAGACGCTCCATGCCTAACCTGGTCGCATATGACCTGGCAGGCGTTCAGCCTATGTCTGGACCTACTGGACTCATCTTCGCGATGCGTTCACGTTATGTCAATCAGTCTGGCACCGAAGCATTCTTCGACGAAGCAGATACCGCATTCTCTGGTCAACCCCAGGGTCGCGATGACGTTAACGGTTTCTCTGACGTTAGCGCAGGTCTGGGTACTACTTCACAGACTGGCACTAACCCTGCACTGCTGAACCCCGTTGGCACCGCTTCCTCAACCGCATATGATGTCGGTCAAGGTATGCGTACCGACTCTGCTGAAGGTCTGGATGGCACAGGCAATGATGCCTTCAACCAGATGGCATTCAGCATCGAGAAGGTCACCGTAACCGCTAAGT